GAACACGGTGCCGTGCTCACACACCAGCAGGTTGTAGGCGATCGTCGACCAGCCGTTGCCGTCCATGTGGTGGTTCTGAATGTTGCGGACCATGGTCCGGCAGTGGGTGCCGCAGGTCTTCGTCGGGCTCGGCTTCACCTGGGAGCCGACATAGTGCACCTTCGTGCCCCGCGCGGACGGGAGCGGCGTCAGCGAATTCTTCGCCGGGCGGGCACCCCACTGTGTACGCGTCACCAACTTCACAGCTGGTCTTCCTTCCGCTGACGGCGCGCCTTGCGCCAGGTCTGAACGATGATCCGCAACCGCCACGCCAACACCAGCGGCACCAGCGCGAACGCCACCAACCGCGGCACCTGAAACCAGTCACCCGCCGGAAACAGCAACCGCACCGCCCACAACGACAGGCACGCCGCCAGCACCGCCTGAAACGCGAACACATGCCGGCCGCCCGACGTCTCCCACCAGCGGGCCAGCAGCGCCTGCGACACCACGCACGCGATCGCCAACAGCGCCGACACCACCACCAAGGCGCTGCCAGCCAGGTGCACCAGATCCCCCTCAACCACGGCCGCCCCCATACGCGTCGTTCAGCAACTCGCTGAACCCGTTGGCTTCCCGCAGCCGTCGCAGCCGCCGGGCCAGCGACCACGCCCCCCGAGCCGACTCACGGGCCCGCTGACGTTCGGCGGCGGCCCGCTGCCGTGACTCCTCAACCAGCCGCGCCGCTTCGCCAAGGTCCGGCTTCTGTCCGTCATCGTTCATGGCCGGGCCTCGATCTGGCGTTGCTGAATCGCCGTCAGCAGCGCGGCGGCGACCTGAGCGCCCTCCGTGCTGGCCGCCAGCGCGGCCCCGATCTCCTCGGCGTACGCCCGCCGCGTCGTCTCGTGCGCGGACCTCTCGGCTTCGAACAGTTGCCGCCACGCGTCGGCGTCCCGCTCCGCTTCGGACACCCGGTCGTCGCGGTCCTTCCGGATGTCCACGATGTGCGACCGCGGCACCAGCAGCCCTTTGATCACCGCACCGGCCGTGGAAACGATCATCGATAGGCCTACGAACAGGACGGAGCCCGACGCCCAAGGGAACGCCGCCAGATCCACTCAGCCCCCTGTCCCGAGCGACCCGAACGAGGTGCGCCACAATATGCACGAAACCTACAATCAGACACGTCGATATACCGTTTCTACTGTAGGTAATCGACAATACGGGCAGGCATCGTCACCGGAGGCCCCATGCACCACCAGGCACACCCATGACCCACGGGCCATGCCCCTGCCACCCCGACATGGACACCGCCCTCACCAGCCACACACCCCTCGTCGCACCCCAAGCCCGCCGCCTCGGCCTCCACCCAGACGCCTCCGACTGGGACGACGCCATCAGCGACGGCATGCTCGCCCTCTGGCAAGCCCTCACCGCCTACGACCCCTCACGCGGAGCACTCGACCAATACCTGATCCTGCGCATCCGCTTCCGCATGATCGACGGCATCCGCAGCCGCAGCGGACGCGGCGCCGACCGGCCCACCCTCATCCCCTTCGACGACACCCACGACCGCGCCGAACAGCCCAACCTCGGCGAACACGTCGAGCTCGGCGACCTCATCCGCGCCCTCGCCGCAGTCGACCCGCGCCTCCCCGCCATCGCCCTCCTCCTCCTGGCCGGCTACACGCGCACCGAAACCGGCGCGCTGCACGGCCTCTCTCGCACCCGCATCTGGCAACTCCTCGCGCTCGCCGGCCAACACCGGGCAGCCTCCGAAAGGACACCCCCATGCACATCGGACTCACTGGCGGCGCCGGCTTCATCGGCGGCCACACGATCGAAGCGCTCGTCATCCGCGGCCACCGGGTCACGGTGTTCGACCACCGCGGCCGCATCGACCCGGCCGTCCTGCGCGGCCTGAACCGCCTCGACCAGGACGCCGTGTCGAAGATGCTCGGCGACACCCGCGACGAGGTCGCCGTCACCGAGCTGGCCGCGCACGTCGACGGCATCATCCACCTCGCCTCCGTGCTCGGCACCCAGGAGACGGTCGGCAACCCGCGGCCGGCCGTGCTCACGAACGTGACCTCGGGCCTCAACGTGTTCGAGGCGGCCACCCAGTACGACCTTCCGGTGGTGAACATCTGCGTCGGCAACGCCGGCATGGCCAACCCGTACAGCGCCAGCAAGACGTGCGTCGAGAGCCTCGGGGAGATGTTCGTCCGCGACCGCGGGTTGCGCCTTAACCAGGTGCGGGCCGTCAACGCGTACGGGCCCCGGCAGGCGGTCGCCGCCCCGTACGGTTCGGCGAAGGTCCGCAAGATCATGCCGTCGTTCATCTGCCGCGCGCTGACCGGCGCCCCCATCGAGGTGTACGGCGACGGCGCCCAGATCAGCGACATGGTGTGGGTCGGCGACGTCGCCACCGTCCTCGTCCAGGCGCTCGAGGCCGCCGCCGACGGGCGAGTCGCCCCGCAGGTGCTGGAGGTCGGCCCGGCCATCCACCACCAGGTGAACGAGGTGGCCCAGCTGGTCGTCGACGCCGTCGTGGGACGCGGCCTGGAGCCGGTGGAGATCAAGCACCTGCCGATGCGGCCAGGGGAGACGCCGGGGACGAACGTCACCGTCGACCCTTCGACGCTGGGATTCCTCGGTCTCCGCCGACCTGAGCCGATGCCGCTCGAACTCGGCGTCGCCCGCACCGTCGACTGGTACGTGGAGAACTGGCTGCCCGGCTACCTCAGCCGGTCAGCATGAGGGTCTTCGGCTGGCAGGCCGACACCGCAGGATGCGCCTGGTGGCGGATCCTGGAACCGTTCAAAGAGCTCGCCGCCCGCGGCCACCAGGTCGGCCACTCGCCGACCTACAGCGCCGACTGGGACGACGCCGACACCATCCTGGGCCAGCGCACCTGCATGCCCGCCCCCACCGGCCGCTGGCAACAGTGGGCGCGCGCAGGCCGGCACCTGGTGTACGACCTCGACGACGACCTGTTCAGCGTGGAGCTCACCGCGCCGAACGGCGGCTTCTTCGCCCGGTCGGACGTGCGGGAGCGCATCCTCCGCAACGCCGCCGCAGCAGCCCGGGTGACGGTCTGCTCGGAGCGGCTGGCCGAGGTCATGAGCCGCCACCACGCGGATGTGCAGGTGGTGCCGAACGGGGTGCCGGCCGAACTGCTCAACTGGACGCCGACACCGCGCGGCGACCGATTCACGATCGGGTGGGCAGGCACCCCGTCCACACTCCCCGAACTCGCCCTGGCGGCCCGGCCGATGCGCCGGTTCGTCGACCGGAACCCGGAGGCGGAGCTGCACACCCTCGGCTTGGATCAGCGGGCGATCGGCCGCACCCCGCTGCGCGGCGCCCGGCTGCGGTGCACGCCGGCGATCGCCGACCCGCTCGGCTACCTGGCCGCCGTCGACTTCCACGTGTGGGTCGCCCCCTACCGCTCCACACCGTTCAACCGGGCGAAGGCGCCGACGAAGGCGCTCGAGGCCGCAGCGCTCGGCGTGCCCATCATCGCCTCCGACATTGAGCCGTACCGGCGACACATCGAGCACGGCGTCACCGGACTCCTGGTGCGCCAAGACCATGAGTGGGAGGCCTACCTGCGGCTGCTCGCTACGGATGAGGACCTGCGGCTGTCGATGGGGGAAGCGGCCCGCAAGCAGGCCCGGCAGCACACGACGGCGGCAATCGCCCCGCTGTGGGAGAAGGCACTCACCCCATGAAATACCTGACCAGCTTCCACCTGCGCAGCGGCGAGCAGATCGACGGCACCATCGACGAAGCCCCGAACCTGCCCGAAGCGTTCAAGCGGGATCTTGCCCCGCATCTACGGTCCGGCGCCGAGTGGATCACCGTCGAGTGCTTCAACGGCGACCTCATCGCGATCCCGGTCAGCAACATCGCCTACGTCGTCATAACCGACAAGATCCCCGACCTCGAAGAGGCCAGCCCCTCCAGCGAAGGAGAAGCAGCATGATCGACAGCCACCCGGTGATCGCCTGGACGCCGTACGGGCGCCGCCGCACCGTCAGCATCCTCGCCGACTACATGAAGCGCGACCACGACCGCGGCGTGCTCGACGAGTGGTGGCTGTACATCAACCTGGACCCGGCCGGCCAGGAAGAGGATCTCGCCTACGCCAACGAGCTCGCCGCCGCCTACCCGTGGGTGAAGCTGAAGTTCCGCCCCGACGGGCACCCCAGGCTGTCGCCGAAGCAGCGCAACACCGGCTACGCCTACCTGCACATGGACGACCCTCAGACGGTGTACGTGCGCTTCGACGACGACATCGTCTACGTGCACCCCGAGGCGCTCACCAACCTCGTCACGACGAAGCTCAGCCTCGCCGACAGCGTGCTGTGCGCGTTCCCCATCATCGTCAACAACGCCGTCGTGTCCTGGCATCTACAGCAGCAGCGCCGCATCCCCGGCCCGTCCAAGGGATGGAAGTCGGTGCAGCTGCCGTACTGCATGGACAGCGTCGGCTGGGCGGACGGAGAGTTCGCCGTCAACCTGCACCGGCTGCTGCTCGACCACATCGAGGCCGACACCGTCGAGGAGCTGTACATGCACCACACGGTCACCCTGGCCGAGCGGCAGCAGTTCAGTGTGTCCTGCTTCGCGACGCTCGGCTCCGACTACACCGAGCTCACCCCGCCCGGGCATCTGGGGGCGGAGGAGGAGTTCTGGCACAGCGTGCACCGGCCGAAGCAGGCCGGGCTGGCGAACATCATCGTCGACTCCGCTGTCGTCAGCCACTGGTCGTTCTACCACCAGCATGCTGAACTGGATGCGTCCGGCCTGCTGGACCGGTATCGGGCGTTGGCCGAGAAGCTGCGGTGACGTAGCAGGCCGCTCCTCGCGTAGGAGCGGACCCTGTCCGGATGCGGACACCGGTAACCCGGGCCAGCACGGCGCGCGTCTCACACACACCCCCACCAGGAGATGCCGTGACCCACCCCCCGCAAGACCCCCAGCAGCCGCCGATCTACATCAACGTTCAGCAGTCCGTACAACAGAACACGCACATCGGCGGCAGCGGGCTACGGGTGCGATGGACCTTCTGGGAGATCATGCTGGTGATCTTCACTGCGGGGCTCGCCTGGCCCTACGTGTGGATGCGGCACCGCCGCATACGCAGAGCGTACCGTCGTCACTGGTGAACCACCTGAACAGCGTTTGCGGAGCCAGCTGAGGGCGCCTTCTGCGCGCGAAGCTGCTCGGCGAGCTGGTCGCGCTCGGCGGTGAGCTGCTCCACATGCCCCTCCAGCAGAGCAACCTGGTCGAGCGCGGCGTTGCGCTGTGCCGCGGTCGTACGGAGCACGGACTCCAAGGGGACCTGCACCCTCGCCTGCTCACTCATCGCCGCTCCTTCGAACCGCGTTCATCCTGTACGCCATATCGATCATCCTTTCTTGTGCGTGCTCACGCTCGATGTCGGCGAGCGCCCGCCCCTCGTCGATGACGGCCCGATCGACTCGGGCCAGCATGTCGGCCCGAACCGTGTCGAGCAGCGTGCCGCCCGTCTTGCCGCCGTCCGTTCTCCCCGAGGCCTTCATGGCCGCTGGGGCGGACTCGGACTCGATTGCGTGAGCCTGTTTGAACTCGGCCACCTGGTCACGGGCCAGCTCTCGGGCCGAGGTGGCAGCCATCTCGTAGGGGTTGCTCGCAAGCTCGTACGCTCGGCCTTCCCGGCGAGCCACTTCCGCCATGTAGGGCGCGAGCAGCAGGTGATCGAACAGCTCGTCGACGCCAGCCGGATCATCCAGGTCGTAGCCGTAGGTGACGGCCCAGTGGTTGACCATGTCCGCTGGATACGACACGGAGTAGGTGCCGTCCGGCGCGTACTCGGTCGGCACGTTGTAGACCAGCAGCCACCGATCACCGTCCAGTTGGATATCAGCGTGCACATCCACCAGGGTCCAGGTCTCCACTATTCGATCCTCCCGAACCAGTTGATGTGGTCAAAGCCAGCGTTCAGACTGGCCCCTCCCCAAACCCAGCCGAAATTGCCGGGAGCCCCATTGGTGATATTGAAAGCCCCGTTGTTTCCTGCCCTGACCTGCGCCGCAGGGTACGGTACGCCTCCGCTGTACGTGGGACCGTAAAAAATCGTCCCTCCAGTGCCGGAAACATTCGCCTTGCCGCAGACGACAGCCGAGTTCACGTTTGCCGGTGAAACTCTCCCTCTGAAGCTGATGCCATTACTTTGGAGTATGACCTCATCTCCCTGCAACACCATATCGTTTACGCTACTGAGGAACATGTCCCGGTTAGCAAAGAGCGATGTGTCGGTCGTATACGACGATAGATCGATGTTCGCGCCGGTGATGGAAACTCGCCCGAACTCCGTCAACGTGATGATGGAGTCTGCAACAGCTCCGCCCAGCCCGTTTTGCAAGTAGCAAAATCCGGACCCCAGGAACAGCTTGCCTCTGCGCGAGTTCGTTCCGACTCCGGTCACGATGCTCAACTCCGCCTCATTCGTAGCAGACGGTGGGGCGGACAGAATCGTCTCGTTCGTACCACTGGACGGGTAGAACTTGATCTGCGGGTCCGTACTCCCAGCAGGGTTGACGACGATCCGGCGACCCGACACAGCGGATCTGACTTCGCCCTGGATGGTGGCGTTGCCGTTGGATTCGATGTTGACGGTCTGGACGGAGGATGAGTTGTAGGCGCGGAACCCGTTTGTGTCGAGTTCAATGCGTGACCCAGATGTGCCGGACCGCAGCACAAAGCTGCCGTTCGGGTCCAGGGCGACAGTGTTGACGCCGCCCGAATTGTAGAGCTGTAATCCGCTGACCGTACTGAGATCGACTCGCGCCCCCGAAGTTCCGGACCTCATGAAGAAAACGCCGTTAGCGGCAGCCAGGGAAACGGTTTGTACGCCGGAGGAGTTCCATAACCCAACGCCGCCTGTGGAAAACTCTGCGCGGGCCCCCGTCGACGCTGACCTCAAGGTGAAGGTGCCGTCGTTCAGCAGCGACACGGTTTCCAGGCCGCCGCTGTTGAAGCCGTGCACGCCGGTGGAGTTCAACTCCACCCGGGCGCCACTGTTCGCCGTGCGGATGCTCGCGCCGAGCACGACGTTCGCCCCCAGCGTCCCGGCCGTAATCTTGCTGACGGTCAGGGTGCTGATGTGCGCGTCGTCGATCAGTTGAGCGGTGGCTGTGGCCGCCGTCGACGGCGACGACGCGTTCCCGCTCGCATCCACCGCGATGACCTTCACCCACCGCGCCGTGGTAGCCGTCACCTGAAAGGTGCCCACCGCAGCCACCTGCGCCAGCATCATCCCCACATTCGCCGGCAGCTTGCCCACCAGCGTCGACGCGTCCGGGGTGAACACGGCGGTAGCGCCGACGTGGATCTCCAGATGATCCAGATCAGCCTCCAAGTTGAAGGTGCCGCCCGCGGCCTGGCCGAGCTCATGCACCACCTGGATCGCGATCAGGCTGCCCGCGACGACCGGCTCGGCGGGCGTCGACGGCGGGATCGTGTCCGGGGAGACGATGATCTGCTCCGTCGGCGACCACGCTGAGATGTGCCCGTACCGGTCGGCGGCGCGAATCCTGATGTCGTAGCCCAGGCCCGGCGACAGGTCTTGGATCAGCGTGGTGGTGGCGTCCCAGGCGGCGTACACGCTGGTCCAGTCGGTAGCCGGGTTGAGGCCGTACTGGATCTCGTAGTGCAACCCGTCCAACACCGTGCTGCCGTCGGTGTTGAGCGGCGTGTGCCAGGCCAGCAGCACCTGCGCCCGGGTGTTGCCGAGCCCGTCCAGGTAAGAGCTGGTGAAGAACGGCAGGTTCCACGTCGGCGTGTCCGGGGTGGACAGGTCGTCGGAGGGGCGGGTACCGATCGGTTCGCCGCCGCCGCCGCTGAGGGAGCGGGGCAGCTCGCCGATGGTGAGGGACACATCCCCGCGGTCTTCGAAGCGGACGTAGTCGGTGAGGTCAATCCACGCCCCAGTCGGACCCCGGTAGGCGACGGTCATGTCGGAGGTGATGGGCCAGGTCATCTCCACGCACCGGAAACGGGCCGGGTTGATGCGCTGGTTGCGGAACTCGACCTCGTTGTCCGTGTTCACCAGGCCGGTGTCGGGGTCGTACACCCACACGTACTCGCCGACTGCGACGGTGCCGGCGACGTCGTAGTCGGATGCGGCCAAGCGCAGCGAGCGTCGGGTGGTAGAGACGGCGGCGAGCTCGATCTGAGCGCGGGCGGCGGCGTTGCCGGCCGTGGTGGACGACTCGGAGACAACCCGGGTGAGCTGGACCGGGTTGCCGAACAGGTCTCGGTAGGGGTTGAACGAGATGTTCGCCGTCCCCTTGGCGATGCTCTCCCCCTGCCCTTCGGCGAGGACGACGACGCGGGTGGAGAACTCCTCCACATCCTCCGCAGAGTCGATCTTCCCCTTGTATGCGGTGAACGTCAGGTCCCTGCCGTATCCGTGCTTGACCAGCATCGCCGCCTCCGCCCGGGGCGGATACAGCTGGGCGATCGTACCCGCGTCCAACGACCCGTCACCGTTCACCCGCCACTCGGCGCCGAACACCTCACAGACGTATTGGATCGCCTGCCGGGGCGTCACCCACTGGTGGCTACCGACATAGATACCGGGCACGCTGTGCAGCGTGCCCTCGGCCACCGAATCGGGCAGCAGTGAGCGGATCATGCTGGCAAACGGCTGGCCGCTGCTGGAGATGGCGGCTTCGATGACGGCGCCCTTACCGTTTTCGTCACCTAACCAGAAGGGCATGCCTACGCCCTGCAGCCGGTAGATGCCGTCGACGTTGTGGGTGCGGTTGTCCACGTCATTCTGGCGGTTGCGGTACACGCCCACGTAGCGGGCGGCGGCGAGGAGCTCGTCACCGTACTCGGCCGGGTTGAGACGGCCCTCAACGATGGCGATGTGCCCCAGATAGGTGAGAGCGTCGAGAACCTCCCGCGGCGTGGTCGGCCGCAACGCAACCGCAAACGACCCGAGCGCCTGCTTGACCTCTGTCACCGGCATGCGGTCACCTCCGAACAGCCATGGTCAACTCGGGCAGGGCGCCGATGTACTGGTTACGCAGGTCAACCGCCGTATCCCCTGACACTGCGGAGCCTCCGCCGACCACGGACCCCAGGTAGAACGCCAGCGATGTGACGGCCGCCTTGGACACGCCCAGGTTGGCGTGCGCCGAGAAGCTGCGCGCCGCACCGACCGTCGCCCGATTCCCGGCGGCGTCATTGCTGCTGGCGACCACGTACCCGGTCGACGCCGTGTACGCCTCCCCGCTGGTCAGATACGCCGACAAGGTGGCGGAGGTGGAGCGCTGCAGATAGCACTCCACCAGGCGCGAGCCGCGGCGCAACCCGACGTCGAGGACCACCCGGCCGACCTCGCCGGGCCCCTGCTCGCGGGTCAGGCGGAGGGTGACCTGCTCGAAGTCGTTGCGCACCAGCGTCGCCGCATCCCAGCCCGTCACCGGGGTGCCGCCGGAGATCGTCCACGCCTTCGACTCCCAGACGCCGCCGCCCCAGGAGGCGATGTCCAGCGTGCCGGACGTACTCGGGGTGACGCGCACCAACCCATTGCTCAGCTCCCAGCCGCCAGCGAGCAGCGGCTGGTTGGTGCCGGTCCGCTCCGCCCCCAGGGACACCAGCCGTGCCCGGCCCAGCGGATAGCTGGAGGGCGCGCACCCCCACCGCGGATTCGTTCCGGCGCTGAGCCCCCGATACACGGTGATCGTGCCGTCCTGGCCGGCCCGGGTCATGCTGGACGGCACTGCGGTGCCGGTGTAGTAGCTGTGGTGGCCGATGGCGGGCGCATGCCAGGACTCACCAGTCAGCCCGTGGTCGTTGACGCGCCGGATGCCGGTGAGGCGGGATTGCAGGTCGACCTCGGAGGCGGAGCCGAAGCGCTTCAACGTCATGGCCCAGGTGCTGGTTTGCACCTCCCCCTGCTCGTTCACCAGGCTGGCGCCGCAGTCGGCGATCCCGTAGTAGCCGTCCAGGCCGCTCTTGTCGCTGAAGGTGAGCTGGACGAGGTTGCCGTGCAACCCCATCAGGGCGTCGTGGCGGGCCATCAACTCTGTGGCGGGCAGCGGCGGCGACGACTCCTGCCCGGCGAGTTTGATGGACCGCTCCCCGGTCTGGGCGTGCACCGTCTCCTCCGCAGGAGTGGTTTCCCGCAGGACGAGACGGCCGACACGGATGGTGCCCCACGTGGTCACACGATCCCCCTCATGCGGTGGTGCTGTCAGTGATCAGGCCTAGGGTGGCGAGGCCGGTGAGGAGGCTGGCAAGGGCGGCGTTGCCTCCCCGCGATCCGGTGACTGTGGGCTTGGCGCCGCCGGCGGAGTTGTAGAAGCCGAGGCTGGAGCCGAGGTGGCGGAAGGCGGCGCCGACGTGCAGGCTGTCGTCGGTTTTCAACGTGTCCGCGGCGCTGCGGTACAGGTTCGTGTCAGCGGTGGCGCCGTCGCCGAACGTCAGCGTGCCCGAGCTGGACGCGGAGGCGTCGACGGCGAGCCGGGCCACCGTGTCGCCGGTGAGCCGGTAGTCGACGCCCCGCTTGGCGGTGGTCGGTGTTTCCACCGCGAGCACCGCCACGGTGGCGGTGCCCGCCGCGGTCGCCTTGGCCAGCAGCACCTGGTTGGCGCCCGCCCCTTCCACGTGGGTCTGAGCGGCCTGTAGGGATCCGTTGCCGACGGTCAGGCGGGTTGACACAGCGAGGGAGTCGTCGGTCTTCAGCAGGTCGGCGGCGCCCCGGTAGAGGGTGGTGTCGCCCGCCCCGGAGCCGGACCCCCAGGTGATGGTGCCGGAGGCGTCGATCAGGAGCCTGCGCTGGGTGTCGCCGGACACGTCGACGGCGACCAAGGAGGCGGCGGCGGATGCCCCTTGGACGTGCAACGGACTGGCCGGGGAGGTGGTGCCGACGCCGATGCGGGCGTTGGCCTCGTCGATCGCCACCGCAGCGGAGCCGACGAGGATCTTGCCCTTGGTGCCGTGCGACGTCGACGACAGCGTCAGGGCGCCGGCTGATCCGGTGCCTCCGCGCACGGTGGCGGCCTGCACGATCGGGGCGTGCACGGCGACCCCGGAGGTGAGGGTGTCGTCGGTGGTGAGCGTGTCTGCTGCGGACCGGTAGAGGTTGACGTCTGCGGTGGTGCCGTTGCCGAAGAGCAGTGTTCCGGAGCCGCTGCCGGCGGATCCGTCCACGCTGAGCCGCGCGGCCGCGTCGCCGGTCAGCCGGTAGTCCAGGGCCCGTTTGGTCGTCCCTGACGTTTCGATGGCGACCACCCCCCGGGCCGCGGTGCCCACCGCGGTGGCCTTCGCGAGCAGGCTGCTGATTGACCCGTTGGTGGTCACGCTGATCGCGTCCGCGCCGAGGGTTTGCCCGACCGCCATCCGGGCGCCGACGACGAGGGAGTCGTCGGTGGTCCACTCGTTGGCCGCGGATCGGCGCAGTGTTGTGTCGGCGGTTGATGCGCCGCCGCCGAGTTCGATGGCGCCGGAGGCTCGGACGACGAGCCGCGGCTGCGCGTCGCCGTCGACCTGGGCGCGCAGCACGACGTCGGTGGAGGCCTCGGCGTCGTGGTCGAGCGGCCCGCTCATGGTGGAGCCCGCCTGCTGCACATACAGTCCGGACAGGTCGACCACTCCCGTGAGGCCCTCCACGGAGATGACGCCGTTGATTTCCTCGATCGGCTGATCCGGCACCAGGCCGGTGCGGATGTCGCCCACCCAGTAGGGGCCGCCGGTGGCGGGCACGCCGATGTAGTAGGCGTGCGCGCGGCCGAGGTCGTCGTTGAAGCCCTCGACCACCCGGTAGACGGTGTCGCCCCAGGGCGAGTAGACGTCGGCGTTGCCCACCAGCTCGGCGCTCCAGGACCCGTCGGGGGCAGGTTGGATGCGGGCGGTCAGGGTGAGCTGCTGGTCGGTGTCGGCGGCCCAGCCGGGACGAACGGCGCCGTTGAGTCCGACGAGGGTGATCTCGACCTGTGGTGGAGCACCGGTGGCGCCGGCGGGGCTGATGGTTTGCCCGTGGACAGTGGGCATCAGACGTACTCCCCTTCGAGGCGGCGGAGGCCCTCGCGGACGTCCAGGAGGAACTGGCGGGCGGCGGCGCTGGGGTTGCGCAGGTCGACAATGCCCTGCAGTTGCAGGGTGAGCTGGCCGATGTGAAGGCCGCGACCTGACCCGCTCGCGCCGGTGGAGGCGTCGCCGCCGGGGATGAGGGCCGGGGAGTTCATGGTGGCGGGGGTGACGCCGACAACGGCGGCGTCGACCATCTGCTGTGCGGCGGATTTGACGACGCCCAGGTTGCGGGTGACGCCGACAGCCACACCTGCCGGGATCTCCGCGCCGACCTGGTCAGCAAACAGTGTGGAGGGGCTGCGGATACCCAACGCGTCCTTCACCCACTGCGGCATGATCCCGGCGAAGAAGTTGTAGATCGCGTTCTTGAACCACTCCCACTGGCCCACCATGCCATTCCACAACCCGACGATGATGTCGTGGCCCACGTTGTTGAGCAGGTTGCCGACGCTGCCGAGAGCGCTCAGCAGCCGGTTCGGCAAGCCAACCATCCAGTTGACCAGATCGTTCGCGTGGCTGATCGCCCGGTCTTTCATGTCGCCGAACCATTGGCCGATCTTGCCGGGGATCGCCTTGAGGTCTTCGATCGCGTTCAAGATCCACTGGACGCCCTTGATGAACCACTCCTTCATGGAGTTGATCAGGTCGGGGACGATGCTGTTGCCGACGAGGACGTCGTAGAGGTACTTGAAAAAAGCGACGACCTGGTCGATCACCCACTTGAACCGCTCCGCCAACCAGCTGATCACCGGGGTGATCACGCGGATGATCTCTGCGGCGAGCTGGACGATCCACGTGATGAGCTGCCCGATGACGGGGATGACATGCTGCAGCACCGTCGCGACGAGCCTCACCAGCAGCTCCACGACCGGCAACAGTGCGACGATCAGGTCGGCTGCCACCTGGATGATCGGCATCAGCGCCTGCAGCAGCGACCCGAACGCCTCGACGATGGTCGTGACAATCGGGGTGAGCGTCTGGATCAGGGTGGTGAAAACGGGCAACACCGCGGTGATCAGCGGGGCGAACGCCACCAGCAGCTGGCCGACAATGCCCACAATCGGAGTGATTGCGGGCAACAAGGACACGAACGCTTGCAAGATCGCAATCAGGCTCGGTGCGAGCGCGGTCAATGCCGCCAGCAGCGCGGTACCGACCTGCTGCACCACCTGCATGATGATCGGAATCAGCGGAGTGATCGCAGCCACCAGCATCGTGATGGCCTGAACCAGGATCTGCCCCATCTGCGAGGCGACCTGCGCCACCAGCGTGATCAGCGGGGTGATCACCGGTAGCAGCCCGGCAACCAGCGTCGCGATCTGCAGCAGAAGCGGCGACACCGCGGTGATCGCCTGCACCAGCACCGTGCCCAGAGCCTGCGCCACCTGCGTCAGCGGGCCCAGCAGCGGCATGAACGCCTGCGCCAAGGTGACCCACACCTGCACGAACGCGCCCGCCAGCAAGCCCACCAGCTGCGTGACGATCGGGATGAGCGGGGCGATCGCGGGGATGAGCTGCTGCCCCCACTGCGCGATCATCTGCGCCACCACGGGGATCAGCGGAGTGATCGCAGGCAGCAGCGAGTTGATGAGGGTGGCGGCGAGGCTGACCAGCAGCGGCACCAGCGGCATCAACGCGGTCGCCCCTTGGCCGATCGAGGTCACGAGCGCCGACAGCGACGGGATGATCGACTGAACGCCCTGGGCGAGACTCGTCGCGATGACGGCCGCCACCTGGCCGATGATGGGCAGCAGCGGGGAGAGCGCCTGCAGCAGGGAGGTGATCGCCTGCCCGACAGGCATCAGCGCCGGGGCGATCGCCTGCACCGCGCCGCCGATGCCTCGCACCACCGCGGTGATTCCCGGCCCGAGCGCGGCCAGCGCCGGAGCAACCGCGTTGATCGCCTGCGTCAGCACCGGGCCGACGGCTACGGCGATGGCGGCGACGTGCGGTGCGATCAGCGCCAGCGCGCCGGCCAGCGCCTCGATGACCGGCATGAGCGCCTTGCCGACCTTCGCGAGCGACGAGAAGATCGAGACCAGGATTTCCTGGCCCCGCGCGGAGGCCAGGAACGTGTTCAGCGCATCCAGCAGTTGGCCGAACACGCCCAGTGCGCTGCCTCCGGCCGCCTCCACCGCGGTCAGCACCGAGTTGATGATCCCGGTGAGGTCGGCGAGGATCCCCCACAGCTGCTTGAGGACGGCCAGGGCGCCGTCCATCCACGCCCACGCCTGACCGGACATGGAAACCTGCGACATCCACGCACCGAACTGGGCCAGGGCGCCGCCGATGCCGCCGGACAGGCTGGCCAGCCACCGCCCGCCGACCACCCCCAAGTCGATGAAACCGGCCAGAAGCGGGGTGAGCGCCTCCCGGATGCGGGCCAGGAACGTCTGGGTACTGCCGAGTACGTCGTTCAGCTGGGTGATGCCGTGGCTGCTCGTGCCGACATCCAGCATGGCGCGCACCATGCCGCCCAGCTCGGCGGCCACCCCGCCGAGGCCTGCCTTGAAGAACTCCAGCGACCCCGCCCACCCGGCCATCTGGCCGGTGAAGTTGCCGAGGAACGCGCCCTGGATGGCGTTCTGAAAATCCTTGAGCGCCGGTACGGCCGTCGCGAACTCGCGGCCGAACGTCTGAACGTTCTCGCCCATCCGCTGCAGCAGGCCCTCAAGCTCGTCGGCACTGCCCGACAGGGCGGTGCCCATCACCTCGCCCAGCCCGGACGTCGCGACCTTCCACGCCAGGAAGCTGCTCGCCCCCATGAGGGCGATGCCGGGCAGCGCCGCCAGCAGCCCGCCCAGCGGCAGCAGCTCGCCGACAAACGCCAGCAGCGGAATCGTCGCCGCACCAGCCGCCGCACCGATTGCGGCGATGCCAGCCGCGAGCGTCGACAGCTTCAACGCGCCTGTCAGCAGGGACCCGATGCGGGAGAGTGATCCGGCCAAGCCGCGGTGCAGGCCGTCGCCGAGCGAGGAGCCGAGGTTACGCATCCGGCCGAGCAGGTTGCCGTGCTCCCGGTCCACGCCGTCGCCGAAACCGCGGCCGAACCTGTTCCCGCTCTCCTCGCCCTCGGTGCGGAACCGTTCGCGGAACTCGCTTACCCGTCTGAAGAAGGCGGAGCCGAACCGCTCGCCTGCGTCGTCTCCAACGTCCTCTGTTTCGTCCACGCCGTCGCCGAGGCCGCGGCTGAACCCGCGGCCGTAGTCTTCTCCGGCGTCTTCTCCTTCACGGGCGAACCGGCCCCGCCCGTCCCGTAGCCGCTCGCCGGCGTCGCGGACGAACCCGTCACCGAACCGCTCACCGGCGTCTTCGCCGGCGTCGTCGAATGAGCGGTCGCCGCGTACGGCGTCGCGGACCTCGTTGCCGACGCGGTCGTGGCCGCGGGCGTGCACTTCAACATAGGCGTCCGCGATCTTGAAGCCGTCAGCCACCGGCCACCTCGATCAGGTCGCCGAGCTCATGGGTCAGCGACTCCCGGGTGGAGGACACCTGCCGCACATCCCGGTCCGCGGCAGGGCGGGGGCGCTGGTTGTCCTGCTGTTGCATGCGGGCCGTCATCACCCCTCCGTAGGCGGCCGCCCTGTGTGCGAGGGCGAAGAAGGTGGGCGCGTCGAGGTCGTTGAGGTCGAGCGGGCAGCCTGGGCCGATCCGGTAGAACGCGAGGAAGTCGGCGCGCAGGTCCTCGATGTGGTCGAGGACCCACATGAGCTGGGCGACCCGCTCTAGCCGTTTCCCGCCATGTGCTCCATCTGGCCGAGGGCGTGCCGTTCGACGATGGCCATGACCTGGGCGAGCTGTTCCGGTTCGAGGTCGTCGTGGCCCATGAGCGCCTCGTAGGAGTCGGCGCCGAGGATCTCCTCCAGCAGCCAAGCCCCGGCGACGTTGGCGTCCTGGGTGCGAACCATCCGCAGGTATTTGAGGCCGGTGTTCGGCCGGATCTTGGCGGGCATGCCGTGCTCGACGCCGTCGATCGAGAAGAGCGGCAGCATCTCGACCGGCGCCGGGGTGGGGTTGGTGGTGAGCTGGACGATGCTGGGCAGGTCGTCGGCCTGGGCGAGACGGGGCCGCGCCTTGGAGGGCTTGCGGGTGACCATCAGACGTCCACCTCGTCCACGATCTTGAACGGTTTGATCGACTGGCTGACGTAGTGGGTAGCGATGCTGACCTCGAAGACCGTCTGGTCTTCCTTCTTCGCTGAGCTCTTCACACCCTCCACGCTCAGCACCTTGCGGGCGATGAGCCGACGCCGAAGCCCCGCAGGCGCATACCCGTCCATGAGCAGCGCCGAGTAGTTGGGCTGGGTGGCGGCGTTGGATCCGTCCGGCTCCAAGCTCTCGTAGCCCGCCCCCGACTGGACGCCGCCCGTCGCCGAGTTGAGCGCCCAATCCAGCCGCTCCAACGTCGGTTCCGCCAGCTTGGTCTTCAAGCTGACCTCACGCTTGGTCATCCGACGCCCCGGCACGTCGACCAGCTGGTCGACGACGAGCTCCTTGTACTCCTGCTTGATCTCCAGCTCGACGCCGTCCAAGGTGCCGCCCATGTCGGTCCACGCCGACACGCTGGGGGCGGTGTTCACCGCCGAGTCCAGCGGCTCGGTGGCGCCGAACGCCGCCTTGTACAGGTCCGCGGGGCCTTGGATGAGGTTGGTGACAACGACGCCCATACCTCAGTCCTCCTTCTTGGTCGTCTTGGCGGCGGGCTTCTCCGCGGCGCGCTGCTCTTCAGCCGGGTCCGGCAGGAGCAGCCCCTGCCGTTTGAGGTCGAGGTATTCGCCCTCGTCGACGTCGAGCACGCGGCTGGGCTCGATGCTGGTTCGGACCTTCAACGGAAGTCCTCCTTCTTCAATGGCCAGGTGACGGCATCCATGTCGGGGTGATCACGGACCGGCAGGGTGGGCAGCGCGCCGTCGTAGGCGACAACCCGCTCGTTCGGGAACAGCCACTCCAGCTCGCCCCGGTCGCCGTGCACGAGGATCCGGCCGCCGTACGTCAGCAGCTCCCCCGACACCGACCCCTTCAGCGCATACCGGGCACTCATGCCGCCACCTCCACCCAGGTGAGCAGCAGGTCCAGGGAGTAGCGGGCGTAGCGGGCCTCATCGGCGGGCAGACGTCGCGGCTCGCGCAGCACCTCCGCCGTCTGCACCCGGGCGCCCAGGTAGCCGGCGGGCAAGGCGACGAAGCGCTGCACTGGGGTGGCGGCGCTGACGGTGCTGCTGTAGCAGTGCTCCACGATGCGCTCAGCGAGCTGGTTCGCCCGCCCCCACGCCGGCCGGGATCCGCCCGCAGCCCAGAAGTCGAGTTGGAGGACGGGCCGCCGCTCCGGCACATCTCGGCCGGGGGAGCCGCCGACGACGCCGATCTGCACGAACCCGTCTGGCCAGGCGTTGGAGTCGCCGGGCAGGGTGGTGCCGACGGCGCCTGCCGGGATGCCGGGGACGCCGCGCACCCAGGCGACGGCGACGAGCTCGCTGTTCGGCCGGTGCAATGTCACGGCGACCGTCGCATGAAAAGTGCGGGACGCAGATACGGCTGGGCTCGGGTGCCGGGGTGATGCACGACCGCCACCGGGTGGCGGGCACCCGGCCAGTGCAAGGCTTTCTTGCTGTTGGGGCGGATGATGTGCGGCCGGGTGCCGTACTCCACCCACGCCGCGTACGGGGCGTGGGCGTGGATCCGCCGAGTGGTGGGGCCGCGCCGATGTACCTTGATGCTGCTCTTCAGCAGTCCGGTGTCGACGGGTGCGAATCGGCGGGCGTCATCAGCGATGTCATCGGCGATCCGGTCCATGAACCGGGCGACATGCGCCTCCAGCTGGAGTTGCCAGCCTGGAGTCATGACGATCACCGCCACTGTGCCCGCCCTCCCTCTACGTCGGGGCTGCGGGCCGTGAGCCGTCTACCAGCTCAGTCGTCGACCCGCCGGAGGACGAGCCGCACGGTTCCTCCCCCGATGGGGGATCGCGGGCGGCTGACGCCTTCCACCAGGTAGATCGACTGGTCCTTCTCGTCGCGCAAGCGGTCGCCGGTGCGGATGTCAACGTTCGCCCGGACTCGGCCGGTGTGCTGTTTGACGATCGTGGTGCGGTTCTCCGCAGGCACGAACACCCGCTGGTCGCGTTCGATGATCGAAGCGGGCACCCTGGCGCGGACGGGGACGTTGGAGTCGACCGGGTCGCCGTACCCGTCGGTTTCCTCGCCGCGCAGGATGGTGACGGTGGTGGTGGCGATGAACCCGCTCACAGCCGCTTCCACGTCTGCTGGTCGTCCAGCCACTCCTCGGTGCCGACGACGGTGCCGGGCATCCGGTAGCCGCGGCGGGCCAGCGCCTGCTCGGGGGTGAGCGGGGCGATGCTGCGGCTCCTGGCCCATGACAGGCGGCGCACGCAGCGGGCGGCCAGCGGGGCGAGCACCATGGCGTCGGGGTCGTCCTTGCTGTACTGGGCGCCGTCCTGCACCACCTGGGTGACGTCCATTCGCCCGGTGACGTCGACCTGGGATTGCAGCCATGCCGCCTGGTATGCCTCCGCGTACTGCAGCATCAGCAGGTCCCGCGGTTTCAGGGTGGGGCGGACGTCTTCGGTGACGCCTGACCAGATGACGACGATCGGGTAGGCGGCGTCCAGATCCTCCTGTGCGAGGGCCACCCGGGTGATGTGGGAAGCCGCGGCTGGCGTGCTCCAGGTCATACGTTGACCACCTCCAGCGGCCCGTACAGCAGGGTGCGGCGGGCCCCGGACTCGACGAGGTCGTACCGCCAGAACGTCAGCTCAGGGACGATGTGGGAGCCGTCGATGATGGCTTCCGCCAGACCGACGCCGGCGTTGACAGTGACGATCTGCCCGCCGCCGCGGGTCAGGAGGATGGCGTCGCTGTCGGACTGGTGCTCGGTGGTCTTGAGGTACAGCTCCAGCTCATCCTCGTCGCCGAGCGGGATCGGCAGGCCGCCCCGGGTCGCGGCCAGGATGATGCTGTCGTCGTTGCCCTCGATGAGCCGGACCTTGAGCAGCTGCGCCATCACGCTCCCCCGATCGTCCCGCCGTAGCCGTCCGCCGCCACGGCCTCGCCGCCGTAGGCGTTCGTTGGTGTCGCCGCCCCGCCGTAGGCCGGGGTGGTGGCGCCTCCCCCGTAGATCGACCCGGGGCGCGCCTTCCGGAAGACACGGCCCGCGCTGGTGGCCTCAGCCGCGACGCCGAGCAGGCGCCACTTCCCGCCCGCCAACACCGCCGCGGCGCTGGTCTCAACGGCGTGGCCGAGCGTGGCCGACCCGGCACGCAGTAGCGGCAGCGCGCTGCTGACGTCCGCAGCCTGGCCGTAGGAGAGCCGCTTCGCTGCGGCGAGCATCACGACCGCGTCGACCTCGACCGGATGGCCCAAGATGAACGTTTTGCCGGACGTGAGCGCACCCGCAGCCTCGGCTTCGGCGGCCTGCAGGAGGCCACGAGCCTTACTCACCCCCAGGGCGACGGCAGTCACTGCCTCCGCAGTCTGCCCCACAACCCGCCGCTTGCTGGCCGCGAGCAGCCCGGGCGTGCTCTCTTCCAAAAGCTGGGCGAGGATGATTCGCAGCGACGGCCGGACAAGCTGCGCATCATCAACCTCGGCGGGCTGGCCAAGCAAAACACGTTTCGCGGCGGCGAACGGCATTCCGCCGTTGACCTCGACCGGCTGGCCGAGCACGTTCGATTGGAGCCGCTCGACTCCCATCGCGGCGCTCGTCTCGGCCGCCGGGCCGAGAGCGGCATACTTAACCGAAGAGAGCCCAGCGGTGGTGTCCACCTCAGCAGGCTGGGCCAGGAGCGCCCGCCTCGCCACGGCGGCGGCCGCCGCCATGCTGTTCTCGGCGACCTGCCCCAAGGCGTGCCGCTTGGTCGCAGCGATGGGGGTGACAGCGCCTGCTTCGGCCGCCTGCCCCATGCTGTTCGCCTTGCTCGGGGCCAGCAAGGCGGCGGCGCCGCTCTCGGTGACCTGGTTGAGGAGCGCCGCCTTGCCGGGGCTGATCGGTTGCCCGCTGCTCATCTCCGCCGCCGACCCGAGGGCAGCCGCTTTCACCCCGTCGAGGAGCTGCGCGCTGCTGCTCTCCTCCGCCTGGCCAAGGTCCGCCGTTCTGGATGGCCCGAAGTGGCCGGCGCTGTCGGCCTCGGCGGCTTGGGCCACTGGCCTGGCCTTGACCGGGGTGACCGCGGCCACGCTGCCGGCTTCGGAGGCTTGGCCGATGAACGTCGCCTTGGAGTAGGCGACCTCGCCCGCACTGCCGGTTTCGGAGGCTTGCCCCATCTGGCGCGTCTTGAGCTCGGCGAGCGGCTGCGCCGCGCTGCTCTCTGCCGTCTGCCCCAGGGGGCGGGCCTTCGCCCGGGAGATGTTCTCCGCGGCCTCGATTGTGGCCGCTTGGCCGAGGAGGGTGGATCGGTTGGGCTGCTGAGAGTAGGCGGTGCTGGCCTCCTCCGCCTGGCCGAGGAGTGCGGCCTTCACCGCGGCGGATGGGGCGGCAGTATCCGTCTCGGCGGCCTGACTGTAGGGGATGGCGCGGAGCGGCCGGATGGGCTGCCCGGCGTCCGCTTCGACCGGCTGGCCGAGCGCGGCGTGTTTCACCGGGTCGGCGGCGAGGGCGACGCTGGTCTCCTGCGCTTGGCCGAGGGCAGTGGCTTGCGTGCGGGCGAGCACGGAGGCGCTTCCGGTTTCAGCGGCTTGAGCGAGGGGGGCGGCGTGGCGACGTGTCAGGGCGTGCGCGGTCACGGCTTCGGCAGCCTGCGTGAGGATGTCCGCCTTGGCGCTGCGGACGGCGCCCGCTGTGCTGATCTCGGCCGCCTGGCCGTAGGGGCGGGCGTGGCGGGGGCGGATGGTTTGGCTGGTGCTGGTCTCGGCGGGCTGCGCGAGGGTCCGGGTCTTGGCCCGGGCGGCGGGTGTGGCGGTGTCGGCTTCGACTGCTTGGGCGACGGGCCGCTGGTGGTTGGGGTGCACGGTCTGCGCTGTGCTGGCGGCAACCGCCTGCCCGAGGGGGCGGCTCTTGACCGGGGTGATTACCCCAGCGGTCTCGGCAGCGGCGGCCTGGCCGAGGGCGCGGGCCTGGGTGCGGGCGAGCACGGAGGCGGTGTCGAGGCTGGCTGGCTGGCTGAGCAGGACAGCCTTGGCGGCGACGACGCGCAGCGCGTCGTCGCCTTCCGTAGCCTGGTTGAGCGAGGTGCTCTTTGTCTCGGCAAGCTGCTGCGCGGTGTTTGCCTCGGCGGGCTGTCCCAGATCGATGAACGTTGCGGAGGCGGGCCGCCAGATGGGGTGACGGCGGCCGCCCCAGGAAATGGGCGGCCCGTCGACGGTGATACTGCCGGCACCGCCGGACAGGGTGCGCCCGTTGCCGCTGTAGTCGGCGAGCTCTGTGGTCAGGAACGGATACCAGCAGGTGAGGTTCGCGGTTCTTTGCGGCTGGTACGTCCACGATTCCTGGTGCATTTGCGGGGTGGTCAGGTTGACGCCGTGCCACATCTTGAGCGCGGCCACGTCGCCGTTCAACCACTCGGCGGCGAACCCGCTCTCGCCGATGAGCAGCGTCTGCGCGTTGACCGTCGCCGTGCCGGAGGTCCACGACCCGGAGGTGAACGTGCTGCTGTTGGCGGCCCGCCACTCCCAGTTGCCGTTGACGCCGTTCATGTTGATCGCGAAGTAGTACCAGGTGCCCACCGTCAGGGCGGCGCTGTGCGTGCCCGTCGAGCCGTTGGTGTCGTAGGTCTCAACGGTGGTGCCATCGCTGCGGGTTTGGAACCCGAACAGGTCGCTGCTGCTTGAGCCCACGTCCCAGAAGGTCGAGAACCCGTTGCGGTCTGCGTTCAACCGCACCCAGCAGGTGACGGCAAACTGGGAGATCGAACCCAACGCCAGCGCCCGGCTGTGGTTTTGCCCGTCCGCCCGATACCCGACAGCCACGCGGCATCCCCGATCAGGAGTCGGAGTAGGACAGCACAGCCTTCTTCAGCCAGGCGTCGCCGGCCATGGTGTCGTTCGCGTGGCCGCCCAGCCGGGCCAAGCGCAGCCACACCTCGTCGCCCGCGGCGAGACTGTCGAGGTTGCTGATGGTGATCGTGGCCCGCATCAGCCGTTTCGCCGTCGTCCCCAGATGGGTGTCGTCGACGGTGAGAGCGGTCGCGTACGCCTTAGTCTCCGGGTCCTGGCTGTCAGTCTCCGGTGTGATGGCGGCGATCGCCGCCTCCCACCGCACCACACCAGTGGTCGCGGTGGCCGCACCCCAGATGATGTCGAGGGAGAGGTCGCCGGACCCGTAGGCAAACGCAGTCAACTCCCAGTACGCGGCCTCGGTGGCGGACGCGTCGTACGCCAGATATTTGACCGGGCCGTTGGTGCCGTTGTTCTTCAGCAGCTGCGGGAACGCCGCTGACCCGTACTGCGCCTCATCCGGGTGCAGTTCGCGGGGGATGGTGCTCATCAGTCGGTGTCCTCGTTCGCGCGAAGCTTGTTGATGCGCCGCCACAGCACGTAGCCGAACAGCTGCGCTTTCATCGCCGTGGTCGCCGCCGAGCGGAACGGCTGCGGCAACGCCGAGTTGAAGCTGGCCTGGTTCGCGTCGATCCAGTCGTCAATCGCCGCGATCGCCGCCACCAGGGCAGGCTTATCCACAGGGATCGGGTCAGTGTTCTCCCGCATCCACTGCGCCAGCAGCCGGGCCCGCCCGGTCGCGTCGAGTGCCACTGGCTACGCCGCCCGCAGCAGTCCGGCGGCGGCGACCACCGCGGTGACGTCGGTGCCGTCGGGGGTGAACACAAAGTCGTGCTTCGACACGGGCACGATGTCGGCGTCGGTGCCGCCGGTGGTGTCCGGGTCGTAGCACCACAGCAGCGCGCTGACCGCGTTGCCTGCGGTGCCGGTCCACGTCTGGTCGGGGGCGTCGATGTCCACCCTGTCGTTGGTGTCGTCGACGGTGATGATGATGCCCGAGTTGACGGTCTTGCGGCCGAGCGTGGTCTGCTCGTTCGACGTGCCTGCCAGCAGGGTGGCGAGGGTGTCGTGGTCCTTCAGGGTGCCGTCGGCTTCGATGCCGGTGGTCTCGATGGGGACGACGATGAGGGCGTCGTTGGTCGCGGGCAGGCTCGCGTAGTGCTTGATTATGCCCTTGGCGATGTTGAAGATGAAGTCAGCCACGGTCGTCACCGCTCTCCACGCGCTTGCACAGCCACTCGGTGTAGTTCGGCTTCGGGTTGCCGTCGCCGTCGACCTCGCCTTCGTGCACACCGAACCCGGTCACCTCGTAGGTGACGGGGTCGCCGTCGGTGCCGATGGTGAGCCGCAGCCCAACCAGGCCGGTGCCGAGCTCGCGGCCGATGAACGACACGGGCAGCGTCTGCAACTCTGGCCAGTCGCCGCGGATGGACACGGAACCGTCGCGGCCCCGCTTCAGCATGATCGCCCTACCCACGGTGCTCTCCTTCGATGGGGACGGTATAGGTGAGGACCAGGCCGGAGCCGTCGTCGGTGCTGGCGACCGACGTACACGTCGCTTCACCCGTCGGTATGTGACCAGCGTGTTCGGCAGCCGTAGCGGCGGCGATCGCGTTGGCCTGGTGCCAGGCGGCGTCGTCGAGGTAGAGGGCGGGCTGGCGGATCGTCAGCGACCACTCGTAGACGGGGCTCGCCGGAGGGGCGGGATCGGGGCCGGGCGGGTCGACAACAGGAGGATCGTCGGCGAGGGCGGGCGGGTCCGGCTTCTCGTCGTCCGGCCAGTCGTCGTCTACGGGCGTCGACTCGATGGGCACGGCCGCGGTCGGCTCGTCGCCGCTACCCGGGCATGTGCCGCCTTCGGGGCCGTCGTGCTTGAAGAGCTTCTTGCGGGTCGTCAGCGGAATGTCGTCCGCCTCGCACTCGCCGCACCTGCCGCGCTCTGCGCTCACCCGCGCACTCCATCCCTTGTTGTCTCGTCTCGAGGGTGCCGCCCCCACCCGAACCGGGCGAGGGCGGCCTTCCCTGCACCCTCAGGGCTTAGAGGTCTTCCAGCACGGCGAACGCCTTCTCGTGGGCGACCGCGAATCCGCGGCGAGCCCGCACCTTGAGGATGGCCTGGTCGGTGAGGAAGCCGATGCCGGTGTCGGCGCCGGCGACGAACGACTCGGGGCCGCTCCGCACCCCCTTGTAGAGGTAGTCGCGGTTGCCGACGATCAGCAGCGGGTTGCCGGCCGGGGTGGATGTGTTGGTCGCGTGCGTTTTCGCGCCCAGCGACCAGGCGATCTCGTGGCCGAACAAGGTGGACGGGGTGCCGCGGTCACCGCCCTGCCCAGCCACGAAGATCGGGTCACCCTGGGAGTCCTTGATGCCGCGCAGCTTGGCCTTGTACGCGGGGTGGGCGATCACCAGGGCACTGGACTCGTCCCAGTAGTCGGACTCCTCGACCAGGCCGAGCACTGCGGACAGGTTGTCGTAGGTCACCGCAGAGCCGCTCGCGCTGGCGACGTAGTTGGCATCGGCGGTGTAGGACGTCTCGGAGTTCGTGGTGCGCAGCGACTTATAGAGCGAGGTGAAGAGGATCGTGGTGCCGTTCTCCGTACCCGTGCAGCCGAGCGCCGCCTGGTCGTAGAACTTGGCGAAGCTGATGCCCCAGTCGATCTTCTTGGTGTTGATGACGTCGACGAGGGTGCTGTCCTTGATGTCCTCGTCGTCGAGGCGCAGCGCCTTGCCCATCTTGCGGGCCTTGAGGATGACCTCGTCGTTGTTGGAGGCGTCCTCGCCGTAGGTGCCCCCATTGGGGATGCCTTCGACGTCCATGCCCGCGGAGCGGGGGACGCTGCGGGTCTTGGTGGACATGGTCCACGGCCGGGCCACACGCTCGACCACGCTCATTCGGTTGACGCGCTGGATGACCTCGGAGGAGTACTCCTCCGGGATCCAGTCGTCGACGTTGTTGACGGCGCCACCGCCTGCGAGGCGGATGGGCTGCCCATCCTTGCGGTAGCCGATGATGTCGCCCGGGTCGGGCATGAAGCCGATGGGGCTGAGCCAGCCGTTCTTGCGGGCCACGGTCGGGTCCTCCGGATTTGGTGAGTCACTGGTGGGTGGCCCGTCCGGGTCCGTCGCCGCCCGCCCCGTCCGGGGCGGTCTGATCAGGAGATCGTCACCGTCTGCGAGGAGCGTTCAGCGCAGCACGCGGGGTTCCGTCGGCGGGCGGGGACGTAAGTCGTCTTTTCTGCTCTACTCCCTGGCGCACTCGCCGAAAGATCGATGCCCGTTGAAGGAAGACCGCACTGCACCTGGTGCCCGGCTACGGAAGAGCACCTGACCATCACCGACTGGGAGGCGGCTCACACCCGGCTGGTGGAGATCGAGCATGGCCAGGGCCCATGGCCTATCCACCGTCGCGACCATGTGCAGGCCTCGGTGATGTATCGCTGCGGAAGCTGCGGCCGTTCGGGGCAGGTGGGGGTGGGCGAGGAGTACCGGCCGCCAGGCATGGCCTGAGACGGGCAGTGCCCGGCGGCTCGCGCTACCCCGCCGGGCCCTGCCTGTCAGCTCTTACCGAGCAGCTTGGCGGCCTGCTGCTCCGACGCGGTCAGCTCCTTCACCTGCGGCTTCTTGTCCGCACCGTCGGCGCCGCCGCGCGGCACCCGCCGCTCCGGCTTCTTCTCCGCCTCGGGGTCGGCGAACAACTCCGGCCACTCCTTGCGCAGCGAGTCGAGCTGGGCGTCGAGGCCGGTCACCTCACCGTCGTCGTCGATGTCGATCTCCGACAGGTCCAGCAGCTTCAGCGCACCCTTGACCCGGCCTGGCCTCACCCCCGCCTCCAAGAGTCCGGCCCGCACGCTGATGGGCTTGTACTTGGCGTCCGCCTCAGCCTGCGCCGCCTCGCGCGCCTCCCGAGCCGCGGTCTGGTCGGCGTCCTCGTTCTTGCGGCGCAGCTCCTCCAGTTCCCGGTTCTTGTCGCGGAGCTCCTTCTTCGCCCGGTCCCGCGCGGCGATGGCTTTGGTCAGCTCGCCGCGGGAAACCTTGTCGTCGCCCTTCTCCTTCGATTCCTCCGCGTCTCCGCCGGTGTCGGCGTCGCCCTGGTCGTCGTCGCTCTGCTCTTCGACGTCGCCGTCCTGCCCCTCCTCGGGGGCGTCGTCATCCTCGGCGCCGCCGAACACCGGCCACACCGCCCGACCCGAGGGCAGCACGGCGAGCGCACGCAGCCCCGTCCACGGGTGAACCGGCAACACGCCATCCTCAATCACGATGTCCATCGCTGATCTCTCTCCTCATCAGGGGCGTCGTCCGACGCCACCAGGTACCATCCGGCCGCGCGGGAACCGGCCCACACGCACCGCATCCCGCCCATACGCCTCCACCGACCGCGGCAACCCCGCCCCGCGGCGCAGCAACCGCTCCGCCGCCCGCAACCGGGCCGCCGACGACTCCGACGGCAGCGAGAAGCCACGCACCACCGACCGGCGCGCCTCCCGCTGCAGCGCCGACGACGCCGCCCGCACATCCCCCCACACCGGCCGCGGCCGGCACCGGCACCGCGGATGACGGGGCGGCAAACCGGTGAACCCCGCCCACTTCAGCGGCTTATCGCCGAACGTCACCGAGGCGGGAAACCGGCGGCCGACCGGCATGACGTGGCCAGACAGGGCTTGGCAGTGCAGGCAGCCGTCCCGCTCGGCGACCCACATCACCCCGTCCGCGGCGAGCTGCCGCCCCGCCTCAACCGCGCCAGCCGCCGCAGCCTGGTTGACGGCGGTGGCGGCGACGCCCTCCAACCGCCGGACCGCCCGGTCCGCGACCCGGCGCCGCTCCTCCGGGCCAGCCGGGCGGAGGTCCTCAGCTGCGCGGCCCACCGCGGCCTGAACATCGCGCTCGACCGGCACTGTCCGCGCCAGCCGGGCCGGCACCCGCACCGCGGGAGCTCTCCCCCGACGGCGGGCCCGGCGGGGGCGGCGTCGCGCCGCACGAGCGGCGGCTTCCGCGATTCCCGCGCCGAGGCGCAGCGCCGCCCGAACTGCGGCCCGCACCAGCTCCACCACCGTGCGGGCCACCGCCGCCAGCGCGGCCGCGGTGACCCCGGAGGCGAGCGCCCTCTGCGCGACGTCGCGCACCCGGGCGGTAGTCGTCTCCTCCAGCTGCTCCAGGGCGGCGGCGACGGTCTCCTCGGGGGTCACTGCTCGTCCCCGGGCGGCCCCACGTCGGGCTCATCCTGGCCATCATCGGGCGGCTGCTGGTCGCCGCGGCGAACATCCTGGTCCTCGTCGTCGCCGCGCCATCCGTCGGGCCCGTTCGGCTGCTCCTCCGTGTAACCCCACGCGTCGACCTGCTTGTCGGTGTAGCCAGCCTCCAGCAGGCTCTGCCTGACGGGAACACCGGCGTCCTGCTTCGCGAGAACCGCCTGCCAAAACTCCAGGTCGCCGGTGGTTTGAGCGGGCGCCCACTGCACCATCACCTTCGCGGTGATGTCGAGGATGCGCAGCGCGAACTCGAACGCGTCGCAGCTCGTCGACCCGAACGACCGCTGACGGGCGCTGATCTTCTTCACCAGGGGGGCGTCGTCCGCGCGGATGCTCTCACCGGACGGCACATCCCCGCTCGGGTCGAACCAGCGGAACGGCGTCGTGGTCGTGGCGGCCATGAACCGGGTGTGCAAGCCGATCGGCTTGATGAACGCGTCCGGGTCAGCGGCGGAGAACTCCATCAACTCCTTGTAGCCGCGCAACGTCCACAGGGAGCCGGGGTGGGCGACGAGCTGGGATTCACGGTCCCCGGGATCGGTTTCGTCGTCGTTGCCCCAGTCGATGTCGTCGTCCGAGCTGGCAGTGGGGTCGAGCAGGCCCGCCCGCTGGGGGAAGGCGGCGAAGTCAGAGGTCGCCATCTGGTTGACGACGAGCTTGGTGACGGCGTCTTGTGGCCCGTACGCCCGCTTGTGCTCGGGCCGGCCGTACGGTCGGCGGGTCCTGAAGTGGAAGACCGGGATCTCGCCGTGCGGGTTGCCGATCCACCCGCGCTCGTCAGTGTCGTCGTCGACGTAGGGCTCGAAGTCGGCTTCCTTGTCGCCCTTCGCCCCCTCCTTGGTGATCCACTTTTCGAAGTGGTCGGGGTAGTAGAGGTTGACGCGGACCCGCTCCTTGGCGCCGAGGCCTTCGCACCAGGACTTGATGGCGAGTTTCTTGCGCCGCGGGTTTTCGGGGTCGTAGATGATCCGCATGGTCAGCGGGCTGTTGTAGAACACGTCGACTGTGGGCTGTCCGTCGTCGGTGTCGTCGCCGTCCCAGACGAACAGGTAGCAGTCGCCGTACTGGAGCGCGTTTTCGAGGACCTGCGGCATTTCGATGTCGAGCTCGTTGGGGTCCCACACCCGGTCTCGGAGGGCGGCAGTGTGTTCGTCGGGTTCGCAGACGATGGCGGCGATTTCGAGGCGGTCGAGGACGGCGTCGACGGGGCGGGCGGCGAGGTTGGGGGCGAAGTCGCCGCGGGTACCGTTGAGGAGTTTCTGCACCTTGGGGGAGCTGAATTTTTCGGGCGCTTCGCCTTCGTAGTAGCGTTCGGCTTTCTCGTAGGCGGGGCGGGCGTCGCGGAGTTCGGTGAGGGCGAGCATCAGGTCGTCGTTCACGCCGAGGCCTCCATCGGGACCTTCACTGGTCCTTCGTGGGGCCGAACATGACGCCAGCACACCCACGGCTCACCACGGCCAGGGTTGGCGTCCTCACGCTCCAGCTCGACGACGGCATACACGACCTCATCAGCACGGAGCAGTTCGTCGCATTGCGGTGCGCAGCAGGGGTCCCCCTCGCGAGCCGCCCGTTCGAAGTTCGCGGCGTTCCGCCTGTGAGGCGTGGTTTCCGCCCATGGGCCCATGAGGGTGTAGGTCTTGGTATGCGTGCGGGTCATGCTGCGCCCTTCACGTAGTCGGAGGATGAGCCGCCGACCCGAAGCTTGGGCCGGTCCAGGAAGTAGGCGACGCCCGCGCCGATCGCGTCGACCAGGTCGTCGTGCAGCACACGCGGAAACGCCTGCATCTGCTCCTCCGCCTCAGGGAACTTCGAGGCGTGCAGGACCCGGCCGCGCTGGTAGTGGTTGAGCAGGTTCGCTGCCCGCACCTTCTTCGGCACCGACTCGGTGTGCACCAGCAGCCGCACCGGCAGGTCGTGCAGCACCGACCGCCACGTCTGCCCGCCCTGGTTGACCTCGATGCGGACCGCGCCAATCTCCGGGAACGCGGCCAGCAGTTGCAACACGCGGTCGCGGAGCGCGGCGGGCGGCAGCCGGAACGCGCGGGCGTAGCGGACCGCGCACCGCGGCAGCTTGCCGGGTTCGAACGCGACGACGGCGAGCCCGTAGAAGTCGCTGTTCTTCCCGTCGGTCACCGCGGGGTCGATCTGCAGCAGCACCCGGGTGGCTTGGACGTCGCCGTAGGTGAAGTCCTCCGGCGTCCAGTAGTCGCCGTCCAGGCTGATGGGCTGGTTCTTGAAGTTCTTCTTGAACGACCGGGTGTGCTCGATGCTTTTCAGGTAAGCGAGCGGCCACTTGCCTGGCCAGATGCTGCGCTCCCGGCCGTCACCGGTTTTCACGATCGGCTCGAAGTAGTGGACCCGGAACCCCTCGGACGTGATCCACTCGGGGACCGGTTCGGCGGTCGTCACCGTCTTGATCAGCTGGTGGACGATGGAGCCGGGCATGGTGACGGTGCCGACGAGCGCGAGGTGTGATCGCTCGTTCATCGGCATGACCGTGTCGGTGATCGTCGTCAACCTTTTCTTCGCCTGGTACGCCGAGTACGACGACTCGTCAGGCTCGACGTCGTCGAGAATCAGCAGGTCGGGGCGCCGGTTACGGGGGTCGACCAGGCCGAGAACCTCGGAGTCGAGGCCGCGGGCGGCAAAGGAGAAGCCCGACTTGGTGTGGAGCATCTGCTGGGAGTCGGCGACGTTGCCGCCGGACGGGCGGCGGGCGGGCGCGCACAGGTCCGGGTAGTCCTGGCGCAGCAGCACGTTGGTGTCGAGCTCCCGCTTGAAACCAGCCAGGTGCGTCTCCGCCTGGGTGGCGGAGGAGGAGAACGCGGCGATGAAGTGCAGGTGGCCGTGCGCGGACGCCCACAGCGGCAGCGCCTTGAACAGGATCGTGCTCTTGCCGCACTCCCGGGGCGCGACGAACGCGTGCCGCTCCTCGCGGGGGCCGGGCCGGCGGAGCCATCGGCGACCGTGTCGGAACAGAGCGAGGTGCAGGTCGGCGAAGCTGATCTCACCTTCGGGGCTTTTCAGCAGGTGGCTGAGGTAGAGGAGGGCGAACAGCAGCGGGTCGAGGCGGGTGAGGGTGCGCCGCCCTTCGCTGGTTTCGAGGAGGCGCGGGTTGATGTGGCTGATGTAGGCGTCGAGGTTGAACGTTTCGGCGTCGACGTCGGCGAGGTAGGTGTCGGCCTGCTCGACCAGGGCGGTGGTCATGCCCGTGTCAGGGGGTTTCGCCCTTGAGGCGGGCTTCCTCCGCGGCCTGCTTGGCTTTCGCTTCGCTGACCATCTGCGCGAGTTCGATGTCGGCGGGGTCGACCTGGTGGACTTGCGCGTCGACCTTGACGGCGGCGTCGAGGCCCAGCAGCTTGGCCCGCCGTTCGCTGATCTTCACCAGGCGGTCGATGGCCTGCAGTACGGGGCCGTCGTCGAGGAGCGGCTTACCCTCGTCGTCGCGGACGATCCGGCCCTGCTGGGCGACCACATGATCTCGGGCCAGGACTTCGTACGCTTTCACGGCGAGGCCGTCGAGGCGGTCGAGTTCGACCTGCCGGTACTGGTCGGCGAGCGGGTCGAGGCGTCCGGCTGCGTAGTCGTTGACGCGGTCGTGGACGGTGGAGACGGACAGGCCCATGTCGGCGGCGATGGCGCGGAACGACCGGCCTTGCAGTCGGAGTTCGTAGGCGCGGTGCGCTTGTTCGGCGACCTGTTCGGCGTTGTGTTTCGTGGTGGCTTTGTGTGTGCGTGACATCCGTCGGTCCTCCGCGTGGCCGTCCGGCCTGCTGGGGTGCCTGCCTGTCCGGGCGGGCGCCTGTGCGGGGTAGATCGGCGGGGCGGAGGAACGGCGTTCAGCGAAGGCTTTCGGCTGTCACCAGGGCGGGCGGGAGAAGGGGCGGCGGCTTCTCCCAGGCGATCAGCGTTTCTGTGCGCCGCGCGGTTTGGCTTCGATGCCGTTCTCGCGGGCGAGTTTCCGCACGTAAGCGTCAGTAAAGGGCGATCGGGCGACGACATCGGTGGGGCGTTCGCCAGCGCGGAGGGCGGCGAGGACGTCGGAGATGACGGCCTGGCGGGATTTCTCGTGCGCGGCTTCGGTTTCGCGGTAGTGGCGGGTGCTGGTGTCGAGGGCTTCGAGAGGCTTGTCGGTACTCATACGCAAGAGGGTACCGCAACAGTGTTGCGCTTCAAGGAATCATTGCGCTAGCGTGAAGCGCAACACAGAAGCGCAACACGGGAGCGTAAATATGAGCGGCGCCAGCATCCAGGTCACCACCCGAGAAGCCGCCGCCGCCCACCGCATCTCCCTCCGCACCGCCCAGCGCTGGGCCCGCGACGGCAAACTCAACGCCGCCAAGAACGAAGCCGGCCGCTGGGTCATCACCCTCACCGCCGACGTCACCGACTTCAAGCCCGCCGCCATCGACAAGGCCCGCGAACTCATCGAATCCGGCGGCATCCTCCCCACCAGCCGCCCCGGCATCTACACCGCCGTCAGCTCGGACGGCGCCGTCACCTACCTCGCGCACCGGTGCGGCTGCTCCTGCCCGGCCGGAGCCCGCGGCAAGCACCTCTGCTACCACCGAGCCGCAGCCGCCATCCTCGCCGCCGCCACGCGGCGCGCGGCCTGATGTTCGGATCAGCCCTCCGCCAGAATCAAGCATCGACCCGCAGGGAGAAGACCATGGATTTCGCCGCGTTGACCGGCCCTGAGCTGGACGCGTACATCGACGCCGAGGTGGCGTTCGTCGACCGCGTATGGAAGGAGCAGCTGGCGGCCGGGCGCAACCCGCTGCTTTCCGCCTCCTGCTACCGGGAATGGCGCCTGGAGGTGCTCAAGGTGTGCTCGTGCGGCGCGACCACGGCCGGGTGTCGGGTGCACGCCTCAGCCTGAACGTCTCGCGCTTCTTTGCCCCCGCTGATGTTCGGCGGGGGTTTTCGCGTATCACCAGGATGGCTCAGCGGGTGCGTCCCCAGCTGCCGCCTGCCGTCTGGCCCGCGCCCGGTCGGCGAGCACGAGGGCGAGCGCGTCGCAGTCGTCAGCGGTCAGCCGCCCGCGTGGAAGGAGCCACAGGTCGCCGGTGTGCGGGCAGTCGAGCAGGTCAACGGGCGGGGCTGAGGTGGGGGCGGGCACACACTCATTGTCCCAGGGCGGGCGGGGTCGCCGGGGCGCCCGGCTCGGCGAGCAGCGGAGCACCCAGCAGGTACAGCTGGTCGGCGTGCCGCAGGATCTCCCGCCACGTCATCGGCGCTTGCGGGTCTGCTGCATCGAACCAACGGCGGCCCCGGATTCCGCCGCTGCCGTCGTCGCGGACGATCACCCGGTACGCGCCAGCGACACGCCATACGAGGACGGTGCCGTCTGCGGGCTCGGCGGTCACTGGCCACCTCCCAGTCCGCTCGGGGCTGTAGTGCCCTGTGAGGTTCGCGGCGCCTCCGGGGCGCCCTGGACCCTCAACACGCCACGTTCGGCTGTCAGCGTTCGATCTGACCCCGCCTGCGGCGTGCGGAGCACGTACGGCTTCCCGCACTGCCCGCTGCGCACCGGGGCGGTGGACGTCGAGCTGTGCCAGTGGGTGCGCCCGCACCAGGGGCAGACGACCGTGACGAGCCGGTCGCCGGCGGGGCGGGCGGTCGCCGAGCGGGTGATGAGGCAGATTTCGACGGGGCCGCCGCCGGGCTGGCAGGCGACGGAGCATGGCGTGCACAGGCCGTCGTCCTCATCGCGGCCACACACCAAGCAGCGGGGGTTGCAGACGCTGCGCAACGGGGCGGGCAGGTCGAGGGTGTGGAAGCGGCGGCGCGGCTTCAACGGCGGCGCCTGGGTGGGAACCGTGGGGGCGGGAGCATCCCAGAGGGCGTCCTGGCCCGTCGGCGGGGCGAGGGTGCGGGTCACGAAGCACCCCTGGGCGTTGTGAGGGCGCGGACGTGGTCGCCGAGGTCGGTGATGACGTCCCGGGCGCGGGCCTCATCCATGCCGAGGGGGCCGATCAGGTGGCGGCGGTAAGCCTCGTCGAGGTCGGCGGCGGCGAGCACGGTCAGCGCCGCGGAGGCGTGGTCGCGGGCATCAGCGGGGCTCCACTGGCCGACCTGCTGGCCGCCGATGTGGACGGCGAGGAAGCCGTGGCCGTTCGCGGCGATGCCGGGGGTCAGGCGCAGCGGCGCGGTCGCCCCGTCGTTGAGAGGCGGCCGGTCGGCGCGGAGGTCGGCGATGGTGTGGCCGGCGGCCTGGAGGTCGACACCGGCGGCGACGAGTTGCCGCAGGACGGCGGCGTCGTGCTCGGCGCGGGTGGCGGCGGCGACGACCTCGGCGGCGTAGGCGAGGCCTGCGGCGCGGTCGAGGATGCGGGCGGTGTCGTCGTTGTAGTGCACGGCTGTCACGTACGTGCCGTTGGGGAGCGGGTCGGATTGCACCCAGATGGTGGGGGGTTCCGGCGCGGTCATGGTCCTTCTTCCTGAAGCTGGGTGGTGATCTGGTCGGCGAGGGCGTGGCATTCGGTGCGCAGGTCCTCAGGCAGGTCGGCCAGCACCTTCCGGGCGTGGGCGTCGGTGCGAGTCGTCGAGTAGGCGACCACCACACAGCCGGCTGCGCGGCGGGCGAGGCTGCCGCCCGGGGCCTGGTCGGCGAGGGTCTGGGCGCGGGCGGCGACGGCCGGGTTGGTGGTCATGGCTCGTCCTCCAACCGGCATGCTGCGCAGTAGGAGCATGGGCAGTCGGAGTAGTAGCCGTTGTCCACGAGCCACCAGCAGCGCCACCTGTTGCCGCAGGTTCCGCATTCGTAGATCCCCACGACGTAGAGCAGCGCCTGCTCCGAGCGTCCTTCGCGGTCGTCACGGGTAAGGAAAACCGGAGTTGTGTGCCAGTCGGGCCGGTTGGCCCGACGGCATGGAGTGCACCCGTCTCGGTAGTGCACGAGCTGGATCCCGTGACTGGCGACCGGCGGCCCGGCCATGCCGTTGCTGGTGCGCCACTGCCGCCATTCGTGGAGCAGCATGTTCGACTTCTGCGTGTTGCAGGAAACGCAGGCGCTGCCCAGGTTGGCGCGGGCGTTGGTGCCGCGCGGGAGAGGGGGCGGATGTGGTCGACCTCGAAGGGGCCGAGCAGGTCTCCGCAGTAGCGGCAGGATTTCGCGGCGAGGACGTCGGCGCGGTTGGCGTCGGAGACGTC